GGCTCGCATCCTTGCGACGGCGGCCGCGGCGGCGGCCCGGGCTCCGACGAGCGTCGACACCTTCACGGCCCGCGGCTCCGCCGCTGCCGACGGAATCGTCTCTGGCGTGTCGTCGATCCAGATGTCGACATCGAGGCCGGCGGCCTTCGCGGCGTCCCGCTTCTGGGTCCCGGTCCCGCACATCACCAGGCCGGCAAGGGCCTCAAAGTCGGACGCGAACGCCTCGCGGATCTCGGCGGCGTTCTCGTCGGTGTTCTCGCGGCGGGTGATGCAGACCACCCGCGCGCCGCGGTTGGTGGCGTCTGAAATGAACGACCGCCACAGTCCAGGAGCCGCGGTAAATGTCCGGTCGAAGTCGAGGGCGATCGTCAGGCCGCCGGCGCTGCGATGCTCGACCACGCCGCGGGCCTGCTTCCACGCCTCGAGCGACCGCAGGCCCACCGACGAGCTCGGGTAGGCTGGCCGCGTGACGACGGATACGTCGAAGAGGTTCGCGTCGGTGATCGTGCGGACGGCGTTCCCCTTCTCGTCCTGGGTCCAGTGCTCGCCCTTGTCTGCCACCGTGAAGGCGAATGAGGCTCCGGTCACCAGGCCAGCCCGCACCAGGGCCAGAACGTCCCGGGCCGCCTGGGTGTCGGGGAGGTCCGACATCTCCCATCCGAGGCCGCGGTCTTCCTTGGAAAGCCGGAGCGTGCCGTTTGTGGTCCGAGCCAGGAGGAGCGAGTCGTCGTGGTTGAACAGACCCACGACATCCGGCTTCGGGCGCGGGTCGTTCTTTGAGCGGCTGAGAATCCGGTCGAACGCCGACGGCGAGAACTGCTCGCGGAAGCCGCCGAGGTCGACGGAGAGCGAGTTCCAAGGCGGGGCGATGCCGCGGAGCTTCGGCGGACTGCCGTCCCGCTCCTCGAGGCCGAGGCCTTCGTCGCCCAGATCGGATACCGCCAGATACCTACGCTCCGGTTCCATTTGCGCCCCCCTGCGATTGATCCTGACCCGATGCCGCCCGGTCCAACGTCGAGAACCCGAGCTGTAGGAACGTCTGGTCGGCCGCGTCCGTCTCGAGCGGAGGCATATCCTCGAGGGCTCGGATCTCGTTTGGCGTGATGGCCGAGACCTGGAACAACGCCTGAAACAGGGCGGCCCGGGCGGCGGCGTCACCGCGGAGAAGGCCGCGGTTATCGAGCTTGGCGTATACGTCGTCGCCATAGGTCGACAGGATCGAGCGGTCGATCGCCTGCTCGAACCGGCGAGCCCAGGGGAGGAGCGTGTAGACCTGGGCCGATAGCCATTCCTGCTCGACGCTCGCCCACCGGCCGGCGGCCTCGTGGCCGATCATGCTCGAGGGGATGCCGAAGGCCCGGGCGATCTCGCCCGTGATCGCGTTTCGCAGTTCCATAAACTGCGCCTGCTCGACGTTGGCCTCGATGACCTTCGCCTCGACCTTCTTCGGCAGGATCGCCGTCTTCCCGCGGTTGCGGGGGCCGCCGTACATCTCGCGCCACTGTTGCCGCAGGCTGGCGACCGCGGCGTCGGGAATCGCCTCCTGGGTCTGGAGCACGACATCGGGGCGGGCAGAGTTTTCCCAGAGGGACGTGGCCGCTACGTCCAGCTTGCGGGCGAGCGAGATCGCCGTCCCGCACAGCTCGGCCGGCACCATGCCCGTGTAGCCGTTGTCGGACATCCACCGGAAGTGGAGCACCTCCGACTGCTGAAAGGTCCGCGTGCCGTCGGGACCCCAAAACTGATACTCGATGGTCTGATTCGCCAGGAGCCTGGGCGTCACCCGCGACGGGTGCATCGGGACGAGGCTCGTCGCGAACCCACGCTCCCCGGGCACGATCCGCGAGTAGGCGTTCCCCCAGAGGGCGCAGTGATGGGCCATCAACTCCGTCCACTCGTAGGACGACTGCCAGCCGTTAGGGACCTTCGAGAGCGTGCGGTAGACCGGCAGGTCGCGGGCCTCGGCCCGGCGGCCGTCGCCAAGATTCCGCATAACGTGGATCGGGCAGCTCGCGATCGACTGGGCGATAAACCGGACGCACGCCAGGATGGCCGTTACCCGCATCGCCGTTTGGGCGCTGATCGCGTCCGGACTCTCGACGAAGAACGACGAGTCGACCGCCCGCATCTCGAAGGTGTGCATGGGCCGCTTGCCCGCCCGGCTCCGCGTCGATCGCGTAGATCGTTTGGGTGTAGTCGACTTGGCGGAGGGCTTGCGGCTCATAGAGAGATAATGTTCCAGTCTTGCTCGGCGGGATCGTCGGACGTGATCGCCAGGGCGACGGCGTTCACTAGGGCGGATATGCCGTCGATCTTCTCCGCGCTCTTTGCTTTGTCCGGCTTCACGGCCCCGGTCGGGTCCGTGTAGAGGCAGACGTTGTTTGCGTTCCACGCCGCGATCGGATTCGCCGGGCTCCCCGTCCGAAGCCGGCCCTCGAGCACCAGGGCCTCGAGAAGCTTGCAGGGAGCGTTTAGCGTCGCCGTTCGCTGTGTGATGGATACCACTTCAATATCGGCACGCTGAAGTAGCGTTGCGGCTGCGCCGGCCTGCCACGGGTCCACTCCGAGACGCTGGATTCGGTGGGCCTCGGCGTATTCGATGATGTCACGGGCCACCTTCTCGTGATCGAGGCGAGCCCCCTCGGTCACCGTCAGCCAGCCTTCCCGTATCCAAGTGGCATACGGAATCCGGTCCCGCTTCTCCCGGTCGGCGACCGTGCCCTCCGGCACCCAATACTTCCACTCGGCAAAGTAGGAGCCGTCCTTCTCGCGGTAGAGGAAGCAGGCGCTCGTCATGTCGAGGTTGCTCGCCAGGTCGAGGCCGACGACGCACGTCCGGCCGTCGAGCGGCTCGAGCGGCGGCTTCGCCGTCGCGGCCCAGGCGTCGGCGGATCGAAACCATCGGTTGTCGCTGGCCGTGTCCCAGACGTTGAGCGAGTAGCGGAGAAACTTCGACATCTTCCGTGGGTCCGTCGTCGCGTCCTGGTAATCGGCCGCGAACTCGTCCTCCGGGAAGGCGATGCCGAGCGACGGATTGGCCTTCCGCCAGACCGCCGGGTCCGAGAAGTCGTCGGTCTCGTCGGCCGCGTAGATCAGGCCGTAGAAGGTAGGGTTGGAGGCGGGGTCGGCCATCACGAGCTGGCAGTCTTTCCACCACTGCCAGCCGATGCCGTTCCGGTTGTCGCCCGCTGTGGAGATCGAGATCACGAGGCCGTTAGTCGTGCCTCGCGTCGCGTACATGAGGGCCTGCACCAGGTCGGGCGACTTGAAGGAGTGGATCTCGTCCAGGATGACCGAGCCGTTGAGGCCTTCATTCCGCCAGGAGTCGGACGAGAGACAGCGGATCTCCTTCCCCGTCTGCTTGTTGCGGATCACGCTCCTCGAGTCGACGACATCGAGCAGGGCCGACAACTTCGGCGAGGCCTCCACGCTCTGCCGCACCATCCGGTACATGGTGCGAGCCTGGAGGCGATCGTTGGCCGCGAGGAACACGTCCTGGGCCGGGGCGTGGCAGGTGATGATGAACTGCGCGAGCTGCGACATCAGGCTCGATTTTCTGTTCTTCTTCGGGACGAAGATCCCGGCCCGGCGGTAGCGGAGGCGGCCGTCGGGACGACGCCACCCGAACAGCGGACGGATGACGCTGTCCCGCTGCCAGGGAATCAGCTTGATTCGTTTTGGCGGCCCGCCGCCCTCGTCGGGATGACGGCACAGCGTCTCAATGAACTCGCACGGAGCCTCGGCGGCCGCGGCGTCCCACTGATACCCGGCGACGTGCTCCGGTCGCCGCTGCGGATCAGATGCCGCGGACCGAGAGCTTTTTGAGGAGCGCGGATTCTTCGTCTTCTTCGCTGGCATCGGTCGGCTCCTGTGGGAGGCGGGCCTCGCTCGCGGCCGTAAGGCCGAAGTCGCGGGCCAGGGCGACGAAGTCGCGGCGGGCATCGCGGAGCAGCTTGGCGACCGGGCTCGCGGCCTGGCCCTTGTCGGTCGCGGTTATGAATCCCTCGGCGGCCACCTGCTCGGTAAGCTGGAGAATGTCCGCAAACAAGTGGCAGAGGATGACGAACGACTCGGCCTGTTCCTGGCGGAGGCGGCCGGCTTCGGCCAGGCCCGGCGCGTGGCGGTTCCAGAACGAGACGGCGTGCGGCCGATCGGCCAGCGACGCCGGGGCCTCGAGCTCGCCGACTGGAGGCGGCGGCGTCTTACGGTACATCGTGTTCCGACCGCGCTTCGTTTCGCTGCTGTCGGGCTTCGGTAGCGGACCTCTGCGACCCATCAAAGACCTCCCAAAAACTCAAAACTCCCCGTTAATTCGCGACGAGGGGGCTCGGCATCTTCCGTCGAGCGTCGCTGTTTTTTGGAAGGGCACCTGCCAAAGTGGCAAACATCCTTCCGGCCGACTTGCGGTGTGCGACCAAATGGAGCGCGGCCGTCAGTCTCAATCCATGCCCCTCGCCCGCTGTTCTCGCCTGCTTTTGATGCCGTGGCAGTGCAGGCAAAGCGTCTGGAGGTTCGCCATGTCGTCGCTGCCGCCATCCTCCAGGGCGATGACGTGGTCGATCTGCGCCCGCTCGACGCAAACGATGCCGCAGGCCTGGCAGCGGTAGGAGTCGCGGACGAGTACGGCCTTCCTGCGGATGGCCCATTCGCCGGAGTTGTAGTGGTCCGCGTGAATGGATCGCCGCCGCGGCCTGGGCGGTTTCCACGAGCGTATAGGGGCTGGCATCCCGTTAGGCTAGGAGGCGGCTGGCGGGGCGGCGAAGTTGCGGTCTCTCGCCGCTATAGCGCACCGGGCCAGACGCTATGTTCGCTCAAGAGCGTCACTCGGCCGAAGGTTCGCCAGACTGCCCACGACTCAGCAGATGTTCGACAGCCGTCTTGGCGTTGTGAATGATCATGTCACCGGCCAGCGGCTCCATCATCACTTCGTCTCTAATCTGAATCCGAGATGCAACCTTTCGGCCGTCAGGCAGTCTGGTTGTGAGTTCAAACGTGGCTTCGCCTTCTCGCGGCTGCCAGTTGCCTTCCTCGTCGTAGTGACCGGCAGCCACAATCACGATCCTGCGGCCGGGGTGCTGATGCAACCACTCAACTACTGATTGCCATGCGTGCATGTGGCCCTCTCTGCGTCCTGTAACGTCGGGGCGTCATTCTACCCGAGCGGCAACCGGGCGCAATCGGCTTTCCGTGCCGTCTTCTGGTGCAAGAGCGCACTTCAGCCGACGACCACGCCAGCCCACTCGCTAGCCGTCTCCGATAGAAGCCGCTTGGCCCGCTGGACGGAGGCGTGCATATCGACCCACCAGCCCTCAATGGAATCCTTTTCGTCTTGGCTGCGGCCCTTGCCGGGAAGGCCCGATTCCAGCACTTGCTCCAGCCGGTCGGAGGCATCCCGCAGAGCGGCCCGCAGGGTGCAAATCTCTTCCGCCATTTTCGCTTCGTTGTTAGTCATCGCATCGCCCTTTCGTGTGTGAGTAGAGAACCCACTCCACAACTGTAGCGAGCGCCTTCAGATCGTAAACCAAAAAAAGTTACGTCTGTATCTAAGGTGAAGAGCGCACCGACCGGCTCGCCGGGTTCCCCAGTCCGCCGGAAGGTGCGCTAGGTTGTGGGAAGACCGCACCTACGGCGCGACGGGCCACGGGATCGGCCCTTCGCCGCTATAGACGCTCGGCAGGTCGCGGAGCGCCTGTCGGTAGGCGGCCCACGCCTGGCGATCTACCGGCGCGTCGGCCACCTGCGTCCAATCGCTCGCGGCAAGCCGCTCGTTGCGCTCGCGGCGAACGTCCGCGAGATCGTGCCGCTCCGGCTCCATCTGCCAGCCTGCGGGCAGATGATCGTCGGGGATGGCCGTGCAGCCGTCGGGTGGCGTCCAGCATTCGGGAACGTCCGCGCGAACGAACGTGACGACGCGGCCGGCAGCGTTGAGGATTGCGAGAGCGTTCATTTCACCACACCGTGATCCTGACGTATCCATCGCCGCCGTTGCCGCCTGCGCCGGAATTGAAGCCGTTCGCGGAAGCGCCGCCACCAGAGCCGCCGAATCCGTAGGTGCGGCCGTCTGGCCCGGTGCCGCCGGCCGCAGTTGTCGAAGCGGCAGCGCCGGAAGTAGTTGAACCAGGCCCATAGTAGAAACCGCCACCGCCAGACCCCGCCGCCTGACCACCGGAATATGCTACATCTGACGCGCTAATTCCGCCGCCGCCACCGCCAGAGCGCGGCGATATGCCAAAACTACCTACAGATACCCCGGCGTTTGCAGTGATTGAAGAACTGCCGCCGCCACCGCCTTGGTACGTTCTGTTGGAGTTGCCGGACGCGGTGGCACCTGTTCCGCTTGTTGTGCTCCCACCGCCGCCACCGCCGCCGCTGATTCCAAGCGCAACATTTCCCGAAAAGCCAGACATGGTTATTTGGGTATTGGAACCGTCAGAGCCAGCGTTTCCATTTGTGTTATCCGCAGTAACAGCAGCGCCGCCCGCGCCGCCAGCGCCGACCGCAATGTTGAGCGCTCCCGTAAGCAAAGACCGCGGGATCGTCGTGTGCGTGACGTTCGCACCAGCGCCGCCGCCGCCGCCGAACCGCGCCGAGCCAGCCGCGCCGCGCCGCCCACTCCCGCCGCCACCGCCACCGCCTATCACGAGAAACTCAACCATCGTGCAGTTGGATGGCGGTGTCCAGCTGTACGATCCACCGCTTCCAGTTGCGTCCGCTGGTGCTGACGTTCGCGTAAACTCGTACACGGTGCCAGGCAGAACGCCGCCAGTCTTGCCGTTGACGCTGGTCACCGCAGGCGCGAAAGTCGAATCGCCGCGCAGGTAGGTCGTCGCGTCCGCCGTGCCGCTGCCGAGCCTGGCCGTGGCGATTGTGCCGCTGGTGATGTCTAGTGCGCTATGCTCATGAGAGAGCGGCGTTCGAGCGTCCGACAGCCTGGCGTCGTTGCCTTCGCAGGCCGTGCCGCTGGTCGTGCCGTAGCTCACAACAAGGGAGCCGCTCGAGGTCGCCAGGCCAGAGCCGATCGACAGGCCGACCGTCTGTGAGGCGTAGGTGATCGGAGCCGTGGCGGAGACGACGCCGGGGTCCCCCTGCGGTCCCTGCGGCCCAGTCGCGCCCGTGGCCCCGGTGGCACCCGTCAGGCCTTGCGGGCCTTGCGGCCCGGTGTCGCCCGTGTCGCCTTTTGGTCCCTGCGGACCCGTTGGCCCTGTCGAGCCGGCTGGCCCCTGCGGCCCAGTGCTGCCAGTGTCGCCCTTCGCCCCTTGCGGCCCGGTCGCACCCGTCGCGCCCGCCGGGCCTTGTGGTCCGGTGTCTCCGGTGTCGCCCTTTGGTCCCTGCGGACCCGTGGCCCCTGTTGCACCCGCTGGGCCTGTCGCCCCGGTCGCGCCCGTCGCACCCGTCGGTCCGGGATCGCCTTGCGGCCCCTGCGGGCCTGCCGGCCCTTGCGGACCAGTAGCACCCGCCGGGCCTTGCGGCCCCTGCGGTCCTGCTACGCCGCTCGGCCCGATGCCACCCGAGACCGTCGCCGAGATGTCGTCGCCGCTGACGGAGACGCTGATCTGCTCCTCGGTGACGTTGGCGTTGATGGGGCTCATGCTTTCACCTCGACGAAGCCCTCGAGGTAGGTCCGCGTCAGAGCGCCGGCCGTGCCGACGAGCTGCCAGCGGTATGTGCCGGGCGTCAGGCTGGCCGTCTGCGAGTCGGTAAGGCCGATATTCACCTTGCCGGCCGCGGCGTCCGTCACCGTGACCACGAACTCCGCCACCTCGTCGCCAGTAACGGCGCTCGTGATCGGGGCCGACATCGAAAAGCCGGTCAGAGCGACCGAGAAGTCGATGAGGGCCGAGAAGTCGTCGGAGGCACGGAACGCGACGTTCAGGCGGCCCGGGAGCTGGTCATAGGAAGGCATAGGTCACCTGGTAGGCGTCGCGGGCACGAGGAAACGCTATACCTCGGGACGTTGGCCGCTGAAGTTGACGCGGCGTTCCTGCTCGATCTCTGGCGTCCACTCGGCGCGGATGGCTGCGGCCCGCTCGGCTATCTGCTCCGGTGTCGGATCGTCGTCGTATCGCCGCTCACGCTCGCGGCGGCCCTGGCCGACCCGCACGTCGCGGAGCTGGTCGCGGAGCCTGGTGTCGAGCCGCCGCCGCGTGATCCCGGCCATCTCGGCCGCCTGGTCCCGCGTGTACCCGGACAGCAACGCCACCCGAATCGTCTCCTCCTGCTTTCGCGAGAGCATCTTCGCTTGGCACTGCGGCGGGAGCGGAGGCTTCGGCACGTCACAGCCTCCGCACCATGACGAGCGTCCGCGGGGCCTCGCCGCGCTCGGCGTAGCGCTTCCGGCATCTGCCGTCGATGACCTGGTCGTCGTCATGCCAGAGGATGCCCGTGAGGGCGTCGCAGATTCCCTTTGCCAGGTTGTCCCAGTCGCACCGAGGCGGCCACGCCGGGGCGTCTGCCGCGAGGCCCGACTTCCGCCAGTGACTCGGCGGCCTGCCGAACACGGCCTCGATCTCGACAGCCACCGGGCCAGCCGTCGGCCAGCCTTCGACACGGGCCGCCCGGCCGACGAGGGCGATCGTCTCCCGGTAGGCGTGGATCGGGTGATGGGCCGGGATGTAGGCATGGGCGAACCGGCCGCGGGCGGCGACCTTGTGCCGCGGCTGCGGGACCGGCTGGCCCGGCACCTCGAAGACGATCTCGGAGGGAGCATCCATGCCCCCGAATCGTCAGCCGGGCCGCCGGCTCAATCCATGCCCGCCGCCGTCACCGGACCTCGTTCAGCGTCCGATTCCAGGCCTCGACCTCGTCCCACTCGTGATCGCCATCGTAGGCCACGGGAATTAACTCCGTGCCGTAGATCTCGTCGAGGGCTGTCGCGACGGCTCCCAGCCTCACCAGGCTGATCGGCTTTAGCCCCTTGTCGAAGCAGGCCCGTAGGTAGAGCTGGTCGGCGGCCTGGTAGTAATCGAGCCAGAGCTTCGCCGGCACGTCGTCGAGGTCGGCCTTCGAGAAGTAGACCGCCGCCGTCTTCGCGAGTTGCTCTTGCGTGATGTCGACGTAGGCCATGCCGTGAGTGTCGCCGCCGCCTCCGCTGCGGCGAAGTTACGAGGCCTCCGCCCGGAGCTGCTCCGCGAGTCGCCGCTTCGTCGCCTCGAACCTGGCCGCGTCGTCGCCTGCGAAGGCCTGCGGCGGCGGCCGGTCGTCGAAGCCGCCACGGGCCGGGCGTGGCCGCTGCTCGCGCTCGTTGTCGAACTGGCCGCCGAGGATCTTGTCGACGAAACCGGCCGCCACGAACTGCGGCAGCGTGACCGGGTCGCGGAAGTAGCGGCAGCGTGGCAAGGCCTCGATGGCCGCCAGGGCCTTCGGGAACCAGCCCTCCTCGGCCAGGCGGTCGGCCGCCTTCTCCGGCGGGTCGGGCAGCTTCCAGGGCCGCCCGGTGCCGTCCGCCCAGGCCTTGCGGAGCGTGTCCCAGCCCGCCGGGGCCGCTGCCTCCTGGCCCTCGTGTTCATCCGACGGAGGGGAAGAAGAAGAATTTCTATCTCCTCTATCTCTTCTCTCTAGGGCGCGTCGCGCCCCCGGTTGGGGCGCTGTGCGCCCCCGTGCGGGGCGCGTTGCGCCCCCAGCCTTGTCGACGGCGTGGCGGACTGACGCTAAAGCCCGTGATTTTGCCGACTTAGAGAAACGGCGATCCCATCCGGGGATAGCAACGGTTCCGTTTTCGTCGTCAATCACGAGCCAGCCCACCGCCTCGACCTCCCGCCAGAACTCGTCGTCGCCTCCGCACAGCCTCGCCAGGAGCCGGAGGGACATCCTGGCCGTGCCGTCGGAGGAGTTGAGCGAGGCCCAGCCCCAGAGCATCACGAGCCGCCCGACGACCTGGTCCGGCTGGAGCCCGGTCCGGTCGACGAGCTCGAGCACCTCCGGCTTTTGCGGGAGGCATACGTCATAGGGAATCCATTCACCGGCCAAAAGCCACCTCCTTGCCTTTGTCTAGGAACCATTCACGCCTGAAGTCTGCCCACCTCATGCCGCCGCCGTTTGCCCTGTGGGCCAGGTAGGCCACGACGGCCTGCTCCGTCTCCGGGTCTCGGTTGGCCTCCTGGGCCGCCTTGCGTGCGGCCAGGTCTTCGCGGCGGCGCTGCTCAAGCCATTCATTTAGCATTTGGAATGCGCTCGGCTATGTCGTGATGGCGGTTTGACTTCCCTAGATTGCACTCGTCGCACGACGCCACAAGGTTTTCGATGTCGTCAGAGCCACCAAGGGACTTTGGCATCACATGATCGATGTGTAGCTTCTTCTCAGACGCATCCGCGCCGCAGTAAACGCACCTAAAGCCGTCGCGTCGAAGAACTGCAAATCGCACCGACTTCTTTATCCCAGTCCTTTTTTTGTGCCTTGAAAAAAGAGGGACGATATGGGTCTGAATGTCTTCAGGTCTGAGGTAGTCTGACTCCATCCTCTTAAGCCCAACCTTGTAAAGATTGCACTCAATCCGCAGTCTCTCCAGAGCTGTTGAGTGGTACGTGTCGTGCGGAGATGGAGATATTCCGAGCGATGTTGAAAACCTCCACTTGATTAAGTCGCAGACCTTATCTCCTCGCTCTTTTGAGTCCCATCCCTGCTGGAATCCTCTCCGGCATGACTTCTCGCAGCACCTCGCTATAAGCCTCAAAAGCATCGTTTTGTGGCTGTCTTCAAGCCCGCGAAACTCATCAAGCGCGAGCCCGTGCAGCGGGCTTGTTTCGTCGAAAATCGCCACGTCAATATCCTTCACGTCTTCACCCTCCACACCCGCTCTGGCCGTCCACTCGCCGATGGCCTGGTCGTCCCGGTCGGCTCGACGCGCCCGGCCACCTCGAGGCCGTGCATCCGTCGTGCGACCTGTTGCTCCGTGAGACCGCACCGGGCCGCGATCTCGTCCTTCGTCCCAGGCCCCACGGCCAGGGCCTCGACGATCCGCCGCTCCTGCTCGCCTAGGAACCGCTTCGCCGCGATCCCGGCCGCCTTGCTCGTCGGCGGGTCCATCGCCCGCCAGAGCGGAAGGTCGCAGCGTGTCTCGATGATCGTTGCCATCCGTGATCTCCTCGTGTCTTGGCGGCGTCTCGTGCCGCTGACGGTTGGCGTCCGGTGGAGGGTGTCCCGTCGCCCACTGCTCGCGATGTACGGCTCCTCGAGCTGACCGGCCGATACCGCTCTTAGGCGGACCCACGGCGGGGCCGGGCTTGCTCCTCTGTGACTGGTGGTAGTGCCATCTGGAGGCGAAGGAGCGGGTCGGACCAACTGGCCCTGATCCGCGCCTTCGCCGCCTCGAGCTCTTCCGGCGTCGGGTCCGGGGCGCGGACCGTAATGCCTCCATGCTTCCCGAGATTCGCGACGAGCGACGTGTCATCCGTGACGACGCTGTGCATCTAGTAGCCCTCCTGGTCCAATCGTTCCGCCTCACGCTCCGTCAGCCGGCACGCCGGCACGCCTGGCCGCAGCCTGGCCGACGGCAGGTTCCGCCACCGCTCGCGGGCCTCGTCCTCGAGACGCCGCTCCTCGCGGGCCACAGGGTCCGCGAGCTCGGCGAGCTCGGCGTCGAGGCTGTCGATCAGCCGCCGCCGCTCGCGGGCCGCCTCCATCGCGTCCTCTTCCGGCTCGTAGTCGTCCTCGTCGTCTCGTCGCATGGCAGGCCTCCTAGAACGGGATGTCGTCGGGGGCCAGGTCCACCGCCGCCGCCGGCTTCGGCCGGGGCGTCGTCCGCTTCTCGATCTCCTTCGGGAGCGGCTTCGTGCCGGCCAGCCACTTCACGCGGACGTATTCCCGACCGCTGGCGGCCGCCGCCTGGGTCGTCTCGATGGGGGCCGTCTGGCCCTTCAGCCGCTCGCAGAAGGCCGGGAACGCCTCGCCCTTCTCCGGGGCGTGGATGCCGGCCGACCGGCAGATGCCCTCGATGATGCCCCGCATCTGGACGGGGACGATGTCCTCGGCCAGGCGGTAGCCGTGGACCGCTACCTTCACGACGAGCGACTTCCCGGTCGGGTTGCGCTCGCTCACCTTGAACCCAAGATCCTTGACCTCGGCCACGACGATCTTCCCGACGTGCTTCCCATCGGGCAGCATCGGCAGGTCGGCGGCTGGCGTCGCCTCCTGTTGCGTCTCGGCTTCCTGCTCCCACCACTCGCCAAACGTGTCGGTCATTTCTTCACCTTCTTTCCCTTCGTCTTCGCGGCCGTCTTCTTCGCCGCCGGCCGCTGCGGCTTTTGCTTCAGTCCAGCCCACCCAACGTCATGCCACGCCATCGGCGACTTCTCCCTCGATGCTGGCGGAGCGGGCTTCGATCTGGTCCGTGAGCGCCTCCCACTGGGCCGTCGAGAACGTGCCGTCGGCGAGGTAGGCGTCGATCCGCCGCCGGCACGTCGCGATTGACTTCGACGAGTCGGCCGCGGCGATGGCCTTCGAGGCCTTCGTCATGAGGGCCGGCACGTCGGCCGTCGTGGCCGGCTTCAGTTGCGGCCGCGGGGCCGCCGGGGCCTCGCCGTCGGTGAGCCATGCGGCGAGCTTCTTCCCAAGATCCTCACCCGCCTCGCGGATGACGGCGTCTTTGAGGAAGGCCGCCCGCGTCTTCGTCACGACCAGGTCGTGATCCTGGGTGACATCACCCACAACCGTGAACTCGTACTCGAGGCCGTCTCGCTGGACCGGCTGGAGGCCGACCTTGCGGACCTGGTTCCGGCCGCCGACGTTCTCGACGATGTACTCGACCTTGCTCCGCAGCGTGCAAATGACGTGCAGCGGGGCCGCGAGGATTGCCTCGACCAGGGCGTTGTGCCGTGGCGTGGCGTCCCGCCAGGCTCCGAAGTTGCCGCCGCCCTGGTTCCGCTTCCCTGCCTTGTCGACGAACTCGAGGATGCCGCCCTTCCCGGCCCAGGCATGGGAAAGGCTGTCGATGATGAGCACGCCGTAGCCGCCGTCGACCGCCTGGCCGATAGCCTCGATGAACCGCTCCACCTCGTAGGAGTCGAGCTCGAGCACGTCGAACTCGATGCCACGCTCCCCGCTGTAGAGGCTCGCGGAGCCACGCTCGGTGTCGATAACGGCGATCCGGCCGCCCAGGCCAGCCGCCACCCGTAGAGCCGTCATCGTCTTTCCGCTGCCTGCCGGGCCGATGAGCCCGAGCCGCAGCTTGGCCTGTGCCTTCGTCGCCCTTTGAAAACCGCTCATAGAACCTCCTTAGAAATGCCGCTTTCCGATCCCTCGGTCCGCGGCTTGTGGTTGCATCCGTGCCCCGCCGGCATCCGCCGGCATCCTCGCCGCCTGCATCCGTTGCAGCCGGCGTCGTCCTTGTGCGCGAGAATCGATAGGTAGGCGAAGGCCGCCCCGATCCAGAGAACGGCGAGCCAGTCGAGCGAGCTCATAAACGGACCCTCCCCTCGAAGTCCTCGAGGTAGGGCCTTGCGTCTTCCCAGGCCATCCGAGCGGCCAGCACGACCGCGGCGTCGGCGTCGTAGCCGGCCCGCTTGCCGACCCGCTGGCCGCTCTGCCTCATGTCGGCGATGAGAGCGCCGAGGGCTCGCACGGCCGACATCACGCGGGCCAGGTGGAAGGTCCGGCTCCGCTCGGCCATGTCTCGCTCTCGGTGATACGGTGCGCGATCCATCGCGGTGGCCTCCTAAAGCGAGACGATGTCGTCCGCGAAGATCGTCGACCGGTTGCCGGCCTCGTCGGCGACGACGTAGGCCCCTAGCGGCGTGACCTCGATCACGCGGGCCGCCGCCGGGTAGGTCATGTCGGCACGTCGGAACCAGACCTGGTCGCCGACCGCGTGCTCCGCCGGCTTGCGGCCGTAGGTCTCGGCCATCCCCTCTGCCGCGCCGAGGTATTCGTTTTCGTGGGCGTCCATGCCTGCTATCTCCGTTAGGTGAGATTGAGAACGAAAAAAAGAGAATCAGTTCGCGAGCCCGGCGGAAACGATCCGCACGAGCATCACCAAAACCTCGATCCAAAACTCCGCGTTCATGTGGTGCCTCCTTGCACTCGACTCCAGCCGGTCATCCATGACGCTGGCGGGAGACTAATTCAGTTATCGGAGATTGGTCAATGCCAGTTCAGCCGTTTTTTTCTGGCGAGAAAATGCCCGGGAAAGCACGCTATTTTCCGAGGGCCGCCGAGATGGCGTCGGAGACCTGGCCCTTGCTAGCACCGGGCGGGACGGCGATTCCGAGATGCTTCGCGTAGTCGAGCTGCTTGGCTGTCGGTGGGTCGGTCCGCCAGGCGTCCGGAAGCCTGGGCCAGGACAGCACGACGGCGGCGATAGCCAGGCCGCAGCCGTAGGGCATCATCCCTGCGGGCTTGTCGCCAGTGACGGAGAAGAAGAGCAGCACGGCGGAAACGCCACCGACGAAGAAGAGCCCGATGGCACGGACGAAAAACCGGAGCACGTCGACGAGCTTGGACATCTGACACCTACGCGGCGCTTGATCCTCGCGGCGGCCTGCCTCCCCGCTTCCTGCGCTTGTCCCGATTCTCCTTTGCGATCCGGCGGACCTCCTCGAGGTCGTACATAATCGCCCGCTCTGATTGTCGGAACTCGGTCAAGTGTCCGAGCCTGGCGAGCGTGCGGATTTGCGTCGTGGTGCATCCGTACTCTTTGGCCGCCTCGGCCGTCCCGATGAGCCGTTGGCCGGGCCTTGCGACGATAGACATCTTCATAGCCTCCAATGCTACGAGGGGAGCCCATTCAGTCCATGCCGCCCCTCCGCTTGCCTTTGGCCTGGCCGCCGGCATAGCGTTGGGTACGGCCGTTTGTTCCCCGCGAGGGGATTCAAACCTTCTTCAGTGGCGGGGGCAGGAGCCAACCAACCACTGACCAAGGTTGCCGCGGCCAATCGGAACAACCTGAACAACCAGAACCCACCAAAGGACTGGCCGACCCCGCACGGAAGCGTGACCTACCACTCTCCAGGAGGATCACGCCGATGACACTCACACAATTTCTCGAAACCGTTTACGTTCCCCTTCGTCTCCGCGGCCGCTCGGCCGAGAGCGTCCGCCTGCTCCGCCACGCGATTACCCAGTTCTCGCGGTGGCTGGACAGAGACGCGACGCTCGATGACCTCGACGACCTCGTCGTCTCGCGGTGGCTGTCCGCGATGGCCGCGAAGAAGTCGCCGAACAGCGTGGCCCGCGAACGCTCCGGCATCCTCGCCCTGTGGAACCTCGCCCAGGGCCGGGGCCTCGTGAAGCTGCGGCCGAGCGTCGCCCCCGAGCTCGTGCCGCACGCGGTCCCGCGGGCCTTCACGACCGATGAGCTAGCCCGCCTCGCGCAGTCCGCCGGCCAGGCCTGCGGGTGGGTGGGGCCTGTCCCGGCGAAGACGTTCTTCCGCGCCCTTGTGGCCGTAGGCCTCGAGACGGGCGAGCGGATAAACGCCATCCTCAATACGCCGCGATACTGTTGGCAGCGGCCGACCATGATCGTCCCGGCGTCGATTCGGAAGGGCCGCCTCCAAGAGCGTGTCTACGAGCTGTCGCCGGAAGCCTCGGACCTCGTCGACGCCGTCTCGGCTCACGAGGGGCCTACGGTGTTCTGGTGGATCGCGAGCGATACGGCCCTCCGCAAACGGTGGAAGGTAATCACCCGCCGAGCCGGGCTCGGCGACGGCCGGGACGTTCAGTTCCACGCTCTCCGTCGCTCGACGGCCTCGCACCTCGCGGCCGCTGGCCTGGACGCGACGGCCTTCCTCGGCCACTCGTCGGATCGGATCACGCGGAAGAGTTACCTCGACCCGCGAGTCGTCGACCAGAGCCGGCCGAAGACCTGGCAGTCGTTGCCGCGGATCTTCCGGCCGGACCCGGAGCCGCCGGCACAATCGGCGTAGCCTGCCCTAGTCGGGCGTAGTGCCCCCGGTCCCGAAAGAACGTCGAATCCTGCGTGACACAATCGGCACAGGCCGCGTCAACCGTCCGCCTCACACTCCGCCCAGCACGCCGCATAGCCAGCGGTGTCGACCAGGTTGTCGCCGTGCGGCCGCTCCTGGTGGCGGCTCAACTTGTCCAAAATCATCACCTGTGCCCAGTCGGCGACGGTCAGCGGCTCGCGGAGTTTGTTGGCGAAGATCGCGTTAATCGCGCCGACCGTCCGCTTGAAGTGCTCCGTCGCCGGGCCGTAGGTGTCACGCCGCTGGGTGATGGTGGCCTTCGCCGTCTCGAGCAGCTTCTCGCCTGGTGTCATCGGTGGCCCTTTGCAGTTGACGGATGAAGAAGATACAGCGGAGCACGTCGGCCGCGAGCGTCCCGGACGTGCCCGTATAGGCTCCCGAGAATCGCCGCGCCCGCTGCTCCGCTTCGCGAAGGTACTCGTCGGACAGGCTCCTATCCATGCCCTATTCCCCGACGTATACGCGGCGTTTGTCGGCCGCCTCGGTGAGCCGGTAGCCCAGCCGCCAAATGATTTCCGTCAGCGTGGCGGCAGCCTCGGCCGCATGCTCCTCCGTCGCGAAGGCCTGGATCGCGTGAAGGGCCTCGTGTAATTCCGAGTCGAGCCGCGTCTTCCCGGCCTGGTCGGTGTCGATCGTGATCGTCCTGGCCGTGTAGTCGCACAGGCCGTGGTAGGACCGCATCGGGCGGTAGCGCCACTGCCACCGCTTGCCGGCGATCGTGAACGCCTGCGGATTCTGTCGCGGCTTCATGACGAGCGGACCTGCCCGGTGGACGTGATACGGAAGTTATGGACGCCGAACTCGCCGCCCTTGTGCACGTCCACCAGGGCGGCCCCCCAGTTCCAGCGGTTCACGCGGGCGTATTCCGGCGTGAGGTCGCACAGGCACCCGGCCGACCAGGTGAAGATCTCGTTGTGCCAGAGGTCGCTCTCGGCGTGTCCGCTCGAACGGTGCGAATGGCCGACCAGGACCGTCGACAGCGTGCGGAGGAAGGCCCCGCGGGCGACGTTGACCGGGGCGGCGAGGCCCTTCGGCAGCTCGTGCCCGTGGAGGACCGGCAGCTTCCCGACCATCACGGGCCGCTGGTCCTCGACCAGGTCGACGCCGTGCTTGTCCAGGTGGAGCCACGCGCCGAGGCTCATGCAAGGCTCGTCGGAGATCTCCGGGGCGTGTTGCCATAACCAGTGGGTCCACCGCTCCTCGTGGTTGCCGGCCTTGTAGATGATCGGGATCGACTTGAACTCTTGCCGCAGGAATCCGACGAACTGGCGGACGGCCTCGAGCTCGCCCTTGAAGTCCCTCTGCGCCGGGTCCTTCGTCCACCGCGAGACGGCGTAGAAGTCGGCGATGTCACCGTTCAATAGGAGCGCGTCGATCTTCGACTTGCGCAGGTACGAGACGGCTGCCTCGACCGCCACCTCGGAGTGATACGGGACGTGTACGTCGGACAGGATGCCCACGCGGCCCACGACTCCCAGGACGTGCGGCTCCCACTTCTCGGCCTTGGATGGCGGCAGCGAGTAGGTCACGCCGGCCTGGCGTGGTGGCCGCGGGGCGGCTGGGACCGTGCCGTGCTTCCCGTTTACGCCAAACTGCTTGCGGATTCTGCTCCGTGCCTGCTCGAGCGTGATCGCGTTCTTCGAGTCTTTGACGAGCCGCCGGGCCAGCGTCCTGGCGGGGGCGTCTGGGTGTTGCCGCACCAGGCGGCGGGCCATTTCCGTGATCGTGTCGGCGACTGGCATCCTTGCCCTCCGTTGATTCGTTCTCGCCCACCGTGGCGGGTCAGACAATGGCCGCGGCGGCCTGCCGCCTGGCGTTGGCGACAGCACGGCGTACTAGCAGACGGCCAGCGGCGTCTATAAACGGCAGGCCGCGTCTCCCGGCCTCATCGCGGAGCCAGCCGACGACGGTGGCCTCGTTCGCCTCGACCCATTCGCAGCCCTTGGCGTCCATCTCGCGGGCTCTGGCGTTGCAGGCGCAGTTAGGCGTAGCCGTGATGCCGATCTTCGCCAGGAGTTTTTTTAGTTCTGTGCCGGGGCCGCCGGCCGCGGCCTGGTCGACATGCCTCGCCAGCACAGTGCCGGGCCGCCTCGGATACGAGGCGTGCGTCTCGTCGATCGTCCACTTGTCGCCGTCCCGAGACACGACGCACGCCATCGCGGCGGCCAGTTCATAGCCACGCTGGCGACAGATCGCCTCTAGTTGGCTGCGGCTGGCGACGATCATGGCATGAAACTTACCTGTGGAGTTGCCGGCGTCATGCACGTCTGGTCACACGGGCACTCTCCAGCGGCCGGGTCGCCGCCGAAATGCGTGCCCGTTACTGGATCGTCGTACTCTGCGCACGGTGTGAGGTGTGGCGGCGCGAATGGCGGACCACTAAGCAGCACTGGCTCCTGACTGTCAATGGAGACAACTTCGGCATCCCCGACAGGGCACCCGTTTTCATCCATGTCGAATCGCAGGCAGAGCGTTGACTGTCGCGTGTAATGAGTTCTCCATTCAAGGGAGTCATAGCCTGGGGCGACTGCTTTCGTTCCGTATCCTGTGGGCAGCAAATAGCCGCCGTTCTCAACCCCGCAATTCCACGACGGGCTGAGCGCTGGCTGCAACGGCCCATCGTTTAGCAGCTCTTCGCCACCTTCGCGGTATACATAAACGCACTCTCTACAGGCTGCCTGGTATGTGATCGTCAGATGAATTTTCCCGCCGCACTTGCACGCCGGCTTCGCTACCGTTGCAGACGCCCCCGAGCTTATGTTTCCAGCGTCTTCTTCCGCTCTTGGCGTGAACTCGAAATAGCACGCGATCGTCGCATCTCCGCCATTGAACCGCCTCGTGTAGCCGCCTCCACGGCATTGCGCGCCGGAATTGCACGCCGTCGGAACTGACCCTTGCTGCCCGTCAATTCCGGCCGTGAACTCGGCCAGCGGCACAGCATTGGTGATCCCGTTCCAGGTGAAATAGAGCGTGTCCGGCAACTGGCACGTCGTCGGCGTGTTGAGGTAGGCCGTGCCGCCGTCCGCGACCGTCAGCGCCGTTACCTTCCCGAAGTTAGCGCTCGCCGTGTCGTCCTCCACGGTGGCAGTGATGACGGCACCGCTACCCGTGCTCGGTGCCTCTTGGTTGACCGTCACCGTCACGTCGGCAACGTATGGTGGAGCGCTTGCATCCTCGCGGTAGTAGTTGCCGGCACCTCCCGCGCAGCCCTCGACAACCACCTCCGCGAGCTCGTCTGTCAGCGAGCCGCCATAGTTTCCGCCGTAGTTGACTGCCACGGCAGTGATAGCCCCGTCCTGGTCAACGCTGGAGACGGAGAACGAGCCAATGGCGGAAGTCTCCACACCATCCGCGTTTGACGAAAATGAGATTTCCACGATGTCGTCGACTGAATAGCCAGAGCCGCCGTCTGTGATCGTGAATCCGGTCACCGTGTAGACCGTCCGAATCGGCTGCCCGCAGAACGGCGGATTGACTGGCCCACCTCGGCTGGCCGGGAAGGTCGGTGGAGTCGCCACGGCAAACGTCGGCGACAGTGCCGCGCCGGTCCCGGTGCCATAGACGGTCGCGGTGGCGACAGGGGCGGCAACAGAGAAGTAGGCGTATGCCTTGGCCGCCTCGACCGTGGTGTCACCGGAAGCCGCGGAGAACGTCACGGCCACCCCGTCCGAGTAACCGCTGCCGCCGTTGGTGACGGAGACGCTTGCCACGCTCCAGTACGGGGCCGGCATACAACCGTCGCCGAGGTTCTCCGACTCCTCGGCGAGCGTGACAGAGAACGCCGCGCCGGTGCCGCCGGCGGCGCTGGCCGTTACGGTCGGCTGCACCCTGCCAAGGCGGGCGTAGCCGCTGCCTCCATTGGTGACGGTAGCCCCGGTGATCGGCCCGGCCATGCCCTCAATGTCGCACGGAGCCGCGGCCCGCGGGGCATCGACCGTCCCGGCCGCGCCGCTGCCGATGCAAGCGGAGAACTGCAGCCACACCAGGCCGCGGTCCTCGTCGCTGGCGATGGCTGGCGCGGAGCCTGGGGCCGTGCAGTCGCACGTAGGACCGCAGCAGCAGTCCTCCCCGCTGCCGAGCGTGCCGTCCTTCGATACGAGCTTTCCGTCATTTGTGACGATTGCCATAGTGCCTGCCGCTCACGCTGGGCCTGTTGGTGCCTCTGGGCAGTCCTCGATGTCGACCCACTTCAGGCATCCGTTGTCGTGCGTGAGGGCCTGCTTCTTGCTGGCCGAATAGCCGGAAATCGTCGTCATGTCTTGGCCGCCGATATGCGGCTTGTCGCAGTTTTCCGTTTCGTCCGAGCCAGGGGCGACGAGATACCAGGTTCCGTTAGCCGCCAGGGCGATCAAGCAAAAAACGCCAGACGCAACATCGAAAGACTTGTTGACGACATCCTCGATGGTAAGGCCGGTCGACTTAGACTCGTTTGGCGGAGTCCCGTCCTCCCACACCTCGAGCGTGGCGGTGGTGTTCTTGGCCCAGGCCGCCGTGGTCTTGCACAGCCGGAGCGGCTCGTCGTCTCCCGACTGCCGGAACGTGAGGGCCGACGTGTCGCGGTCGCCTCGCTCGAAGGCCTGGACGGCCCGGCTGATCCGCTTTGCCGCCCGCCGTGTAAAGCCGCCGCCGCGTGCCATTACTGTGTATTGGCCTGTGTTGGTGTGTAGATCTGGCCGAAGATCGAAAACGGCATCTTCTTGTAAACGCGAGCGCCGAAGCCGTTAGCGATGACGCTCGGCTTCGTGCCGGCCGGCAGGGCGACTCCGTTCGCCAGGGCAACAGGCCCTTTGACCGGCTTTTTATCCTGGCCGAGAATCGCCTTTCGCTTCGTCCCCGTGCTCGACGCGACGCCATCCTCTCCGCACCGCTCCGCGAAACCGATGTCCCACGGAAGTAGGTTCCAAGTGTCGCGGTAGGCGAACTCCCACGTTACCTCCCAATACACGCCCCAAGACGCCGATTGCAGTTGCGCGCTGCATCCCTGGCACTTCCACGTTCCGGCCGCCTTGCCGTGCCAGGTGTCGGAGTTGACGGCGTTCGTGTAGTCGACGGCCGTTGACATCCAGCCGGTATGGCTTAGGAAGTAGGTCGTGAGCGTGAGCCTGAACTCTGCCTGCTCCGCCTCCAGGCCCTCGAGCGGATCGCCTGCCGAGTTGCAGATCGTTTGCGTGGTCGTGTTGTCGTTGATGAATTCCGTGGTGACCGGTCCGCTTGTCACGCTCGACCCCGCCGACCATATCGGCTGTTTTAGAATCGGCTCGTTTCCTTCGCCGTTGCCAGGCGGCTCATTGCCGCCGCTGTCGACCGGTTGCGGGCCGTAGCTGATCCGCACGGTCCAGGTAAGGCCGATGTCGTCCGACCCTTGCACCGAGATCGACAGGGCCACTGCGGTGGGGTCGCCAGGGTATCCGTCGCCAAGCCCAACCCCGACGGCGCTCTCGACCTGTGTTAGCGTGGTGGCCGCCTGGTCGAACTGAACGAACCATTCGCGTTCGTAGGTGTTCGAGTCGTTTAGTTTCCGAGTCGACTGAAGGCCGCCGATTTTCTCGGTTACGCGCGTTGGCATCGTTTACGCTCCTGCCGCCGGGGCCAGGTCGAAGAGGTCCATACTTCCATCATCAACGGGCCGCGTGTTTTCCTCGATCCTTTCGAGGGCGGCGAGCTGGTCCTTCTCCGTTGTGGAGTTTTGTCCGCGCATCAGTCGGAACATTTCCGCGATCCCTTCGCGGCTGCGGCTGTCGAGGCCCTTTACGGCTTCGTCGAGCTTGACCTTGACCTCGACGTTTTCCTCGACTTCAAAGGGCCGGCTCGTGATCTCGTCGACCGTGTTGATCGAGTCCTCCGCCCGATCAATGCCTTCCTGGATCATCGACTCCCACGGGCCGGCGATCGCCTGGCCTGCCTGCTCGATCTGATTCGTGTCGCCGAAGATGGCGTCGTTAAAGTTGGTGGCGGCGGACGAGGCGCTGTCGCCAAGGCCGTCGCCGAGCGTGTCGTTGAACGCCTCGAGGCCGGCGAGGGCCGAGTCGAGGCCTGGCGTTTCACGCCCCATCGCGTCTGCGATGTTGACGGCCCCGCGGAGCAGGGCCTCGCCCACGCCCGTGAAGGCCGCCACGATGCTCCCGAACGCTACCTCCATGATGTCGATCACGCCGGCCAGGAACGAGAAGACCCGCTGACCGACGTTGAACACGGCGAGCCACTGGCCGCCAACCTGGGAGACGTAGGACCAGATCTGCTGCGAACTGGAGACGAACACGTCCGCGATCCTGGCGAAGTAGACGGCAGCGTCGAGGATCGCCCGGCCAATAAACTGGCCGATGTTGGCCCCGCCGATATTGCCGATCAGGTCCGTAAACGTGTTCGTTACGTTCTCGATGGCAGGGGCCAGGTAGGCCACGACCTGCTGAATTACGCCGCGGATGGCCGACTGTGCCCGCGTGAATGCGTCGTTCATCGCCTCGACGTTCTTCCCCTGGACGTTGGTCAGGGCCAGGCCGAACCGCTGGGCGTCCTGGGTGGCCTGGTTGATGGCATCGGCCCCGGAGTTGAACAGTGGGAGCAGCTCGGCACCGGCGCGGCCGAAGAGCCGGACGGCCGCCTCCGCCCTGGCGGCTGGCGTGGGCAGCTCCGCGATAGCGTTAGAGATCGCCTGGAACCGCTCGGCCGGGGACATTGCCTGGAGGTCCGCCACCGAGAGGCCGATGCCGTCGAACGCCGCCTGGGCCATCTTCGACCCGCCGGCCGCCCTGACGAGGGCCACGTCGGCCTTCGTACTGGCGGCGGTGATCTGCTCCATCGAGACGCCGGCCAGGTCGGCGGCGAGCGACAGGCTAGAAAACTCTTTGTACGTCATGCCGAGCCGCTCGGCCATCTTCGATGTCTTATCGATTACGTCGGCCTGCTCCTGGCCCATGCTGACGAAACTGCTCACGACGCGGCCGACACTCGTCGCGACCTGCGACATGAACTGGGCGACGTTGATAGCGACGAGCGTGCCCATCCCGCTCTTCAGGCTTGCAACGTCGCCCTCGAGCTTGCCGAGCGACGAGCCGACGGCGGAGACGCCGGACGTGAGTCCGGACGTGGAGGCCGTAAAGACGGCGGAGACTTTACCGATTGTTGCTGCCATCGCTCCTCGTCCTCTTTAGGGCAGCCAACTTCGCCAGCTCGGCCGCCATCTCTTCCTCGGTTTGTCTGGTCCTGTTGGGATCGAAGCCCGGCATAAATAACTCTTCCGCGTCCGTCGGCGGCTTCGCGCCCATCGAGGCCGCGACGGCCACGGAGAGGCGGGCCGTTCGCCGCCAGTCCTGGCCGAAGGGCTCGGCCCGATAAAACGCGATCCACCGTGAGAGCTGCGCGAGTGTGATCCGTGACGCGAGCGAGTTGTCCGTTTGCTCCACGTCCCAGATCCCGAGCTCGAGCGCCAGCCGGTAGAGGAACAGGCGTTCCCAGCCGGCCGGCGATCTCAGTTTTTTTCGAGTTCCTCGACCTCCGATTCTGTGATGGTGAGCATCCGCACGCCGCGCTCCCAAATACGATGGAGGGCGGCCGCGCTCTTCTCGCCGAGCCGCTCGACCTCGTCGGCCGACCGAAACAGGAGATTGCCGTCTTTGTCGCACAGGAGCAGGCTGGCGAGCTTGGCCCGCCAGATGGTCCGCGACTTCGTCGAGTTGTCGCGGCAGTAGACCTCCCACTCGTCGCGGGTGTTGGCCGTCGGCCAGCGGAGGTAAACGGTGTCGTTCCACTCGGGGACCGCGAACTCGAGCGGGGCCGAGATGTCTTTCAGTCCGAGGATGGAGTCTTTGCTAGTGAGGGGCATTTATAGATTCCCGGTTCCCGTGAGACGGAACGTGGCCGATCCGCGAATAAGCTCGCCGACCTGGGCCTCGATCTCCCACGTTTCTAGGAGGGCGTCGTAGGTGAATCCATGCCCTCCCATCGTCACGACAAGCTGGCCGCTAGCCCCGATGTCCTGGATGTCGAAATCGGGATTGCCCAGGAAAGACAGGGAAACACTCCCCGGGACGAGCGAGTCGCAGTAAACGTTCTTCAGCATCCGGTAACGACCGTCGGAGCCGACGAACCAATCGCCCCACCAGATATTGTCCTTTACCTCGGCCGAGGCGAGCTGCACGTTTACGCGCAGAACCTCACCGATTGCCGAGCCTCGCCAGGAGACGGTAGTCGGGTGCGAGCTGTCGGGCATAACGCCTCCGGTGGAGCGTTAGGCCGTCAGTCCAGCGCGGTTGCGACATAGGTCGCGTTGCACTTCATGAGCTCGCCGACCGCGTACTCGACATCCGATGCCGTGCACTTGCAGATGTAGCCCATGATGGCAACCGTCGAGCCCACCGTCTGCGGGCCGTCGCCCAGGTAGGAGCAGGTGATCGTTACGCTCTGGCCGTTGATGGAGCCTGCGCCAGCATCGAACAGTGGGGCCGTAGCGTAGACGCGGTACGAGCCGTCGGCCAGGTCGAGCGTCGATACGTCGCGCTTGTTGGCGGAGCTGTTGGGATCGGCCCCGCTCACCTGCACGCGGACGTTAGTCAGGCCTGCGGGCAGGCCGGAGAAATCACCGGAATGGGACGAGGTCGACATCTTCTAGCTCCTACTCTTGCCAGCGGACTGTGAGGCGATGCTCCACGCAATACGTCGGACGGTCGCGGCCCTCGAGGAAGACGGGCACGCCGTCCCGCTCGTCGGCCAGGTCTGTTGCGTCGATTGTGAGACCGTCGACTTCCCCGCTGAAGTTGTTGGTCGCCACGCGGACCTGGTCCGCCAGGGCCTTCACGTCGCCGAAGCCGTCGGCCCACACTTGGACCTGGAACGTGCCGACGGCCGACGACGGCTGGCCGCCGAACTGCCGCTCCCGCTGGGTGGAGTCCCTCCAGTAGACGACGAAAGGCGGCGTCGCCCCCTCCGGCACGACGAGCGGGTAGGCCGGGACGCTGGTCGCGTCCTCGATCGCCTCGCGGAGCCATGTCTCTGGAGCCGGCATGGTGCCTCCTATCCCTGGTATCCGGGGTTCATGCCGGCTTCGATCTCGGCGGCGGCCCGCTCGAGGGCGATCGCCATCTCTTGCGCGAGAACGTCGGCGGCTGGAGGCCCGACTTGCTGCATCGTCTTTTCCATCATCCGCTTCGGGATGATGCCGTGAGACGTGCCGAACTCCTGCCAGATGGCCTTCCTGCTCTCGGTGCCGTAGCGGTAACCGAGAATTCCGGTGACGTACCCGTTGGCGTTTCGGCCCTTGTACTTCGCGACCGCCGTCGCGGCCTTCCGCAGGGCGTTGGTAGTGCGCTTCTCGCCCTTGCGAGCCCGGCCGCGGCGGGTGTTCAGTGGCGGGGTGTTGGCGCGGAGGGCTGGCACGCCAGGCTTTAGCGCCCGTTTCATGGCAGCTTGTAGATGCTTTTTGGCAATGTGCCGCGGCAGCTCGGAAAACTTCCGCATTAGCGACTTGATGTGGTTCTGCCCGTCGCTCGACTCCGGCTCGCCGCTCGAAACCCAGGTAAGAGAAATCACGAGACTTGCTCCTCGCACTGGAGCTCGTGCTCTTCCCGGAACCCACGCTCGACGACGGACGAGATATAGAGCAGGCGGCCGCCGCGGCTGTCCCAGCGGAGCCGCATAGCCCCTGTGAGGCCGGGCGTGTACCTCATACGGACGACGTGCGAGACCGTGCCGCCCACTTGCTGCCGGCGGTTCTGCTCAAAGTAGGAGACCGGCTCGACGCTCGCGTAGCGGGTCGCGTATTCCTGCCAGGCCTGCACCGATTCGCCGAACTCGTTCCGCGTCTCGGTCGAGCTCTCGATCGTGACCTTCTCGCGGAGGTAGCCGGCTGGCAGCATTACCAGGCCCCCGATACGGACTCACTGGCGAGCAACGTCTCGAATCCCATCGGCAATTCGGTCGGGCTGTCGATGCTGGCCGCCTCCCGGTGGGCATAGAGATGGGCGACGTAGAGCAGGAGCGCCGACTTTAGTTGCGGGGCTACGGAGGCCTTGTCGGCCACGCCGGCCCAGTATTCGACGACAACCTTTTTCCCGTTGGGATTGTTGGCGAGCTCGATCTCCGCCGGCCGGGCGTCGAGGTCGATCTCGTAGTCGGCCTCGGCGACTGCCTCGCCGTCGACCGTGATCGTGAGCGGATGGGCCTCGTCGACCAGCACGGGCGGAGACGGCAGCTCGAGGAACATCGAGCCGGCGGGCCAGGTCGCCCGGTACTTCGTTGCTATGAGGGCCACGCCGAGCCGCTGCTCGATGAGCCTGCGGGCGGACGCGATGAGCGCCATAAGGTAGGCGTCGTCGTCCGTCTGGTCGTCCATTAGGCGGACCTGGGCCTTCACTTCCGCCAGGCTCACGGGCTCGATTGCCGGGCCTTCCAGGATGACAAGCGTTTTTGGTTTCATCCGTCCGGCTCCCTAGTTGCAGAGCGGCGGCCGGGGGGCATCCCTGCCCACCCGGCCGCCTGGTTCTGCGACGGCGTTAGGCTCAGGCGGCCTCGACGAGCTTCGCGACGAAGCTGGCGTCGTGGTTCGCGATGCCGACCCGCTGCGTTCCGCGGTAGACGACCGAGTCCTTCGCGAAGCCAGCGTGCTCGCTGGCCGCGACCTGGAGGCCGTTGGCCTTGTAGGCCACCGCGGTCGCCGAGGCGAAGTCGCCGTAGAGGGCGAGCGTGCCAGCCGGCAGGCCGAGGCATCGGTAGACCGGAGCGCCCATGACCACCGGGAGAACCCGGTCGCCGACGGTCGTCGACTGCGAGACGATGCTCGCCTTCATGATGTGCGCCCAGCCGGCCGAGCTCACCACCCAGGCGGTGTTGCTCGCGCGGCTGTCGATCTTCCCGACCAGCTCGGCCAGGTCGACGCCGTCGTTGTCGGCACCGGCCTCGACCGTGTTGCCCGCGGCGATCTCGGAGACGAGGCCGTCGATGCCCTTGCCAGCGTCGCCCTGGAGCCACACGGTGTCGATCTTCTTCGCGATCGCCAGGCCGAACCGATTCGACACGGTCTGGGCGAGGGCCACCACCGCGGCGGAGTCCTCGGCCAGCTCGTTCGAGATCTCGATCAGGCGGCCCATCTTGTGGAGGGCGATCTCGACCTTGTCAGTCGTCATGTCGTCACCAGTGATGGTGCCGAGCTCGTCGAACCACGAGGCCTCGATCTCACCGATCTTCGGCACGGTGATGGAGTTACTCGAGGTCTGGTACAGGCTCGCGACCTGGAGGCCGACCGAGGCGTACTGCAGCACGTCGATAAAACCACGGAAGAGCTCGGGGGAGACGAGCTCTTCGCCCGCACCCGCCGTGCCCGTGCCCATCGCCCGGGCCTCGGCCATGTTGCCGCGAGCCAAAGCTCGCAGGAACCGGCCAGCCTTTGCGGCGTCGTCCGTCGAGCCGTAGCCGGTCGGCGTGCGGCCGATGTGGATGGCCGGGGCCTTCCGCTTCTCCGCCTCGACCTCGGTCCGGCTGGTCGTGTCGACCAGGTGCGACCGAAGGCTCTCGACGGCCGCGTTGCGCTTGGCCTCGAGCTCGTTCTGACGCACCATCTCGGCGCTGATCTCGTTGGCCCGCGTGGTGGCCGCCTCGAGGTTCCCCTCGATCGTTGCCGCCTCGGCGTCATCGGCCGGGGTCATGGCACGGAGAGACTCGATCTCGGTCGCGACCTTCGCGGCCTCGTCTTGCAGTTTGCGGATGATCGTCGACACGATGGCGGACTCCTGTTTCGGGGTTGAAAACCTCCGACAAACTAGGGGCCGCTAGGTCGCCCGCTGAAGTGTCAGCGTACTACCGTAGGACATTTGCCATTCGGGCAGGCGGGCTTCGTGCCGCTCTTGCACTTGCACGAGCTCGGGCATGGGCAGGCCGTGCGGTGGCCGTCGCCGTGGACGATGTAGCCCTTCCCGCCGCAGTCGGTGCAGCACTCGCCCGGCTTCGGCTTCGGGGCCGGCGGCGTGGTGTCGACCGCCATCGAGGCCCGCGCCGCGGCGACGGCGGCCGCCGCCCGCGGGGCCTCGGCGTCGATCGCCTGCGGATCGGACGAGAGCCAGACCAGGAAGGCGACCACGGCGTCTCGCATTAGAGCGCCCCCGCGTGATTGAGCAGCGGGAACCCGTCGTCGCCGACCTCGGACCGGACAAGCCGCTGCTCGGCCTTCGCCTCCGGCGGCGGCTCCGCGATCAGCATGAACCACAAGGCGTTTTTCGCCGCCTTGGCGATGAACCGCAGCACCGGCCGCGATGGCTGCGGCTGCGGCCCGACCGGCGACTTCTCAGACGAGGAGAGCCACCAGCCGGCGAGCAGGCAGGCTAGGCAAACGTAGACGAGATGTTTCTTCGAGAGGGTCACCATATCGGCCTCGGGTCGAGAGGGGCGGGAAACGAGCGAGACAGGGATTCCGGCGGGAACGGCGCGAGCCACTCGCCGTGATGCAGGTCACGCCAGCCGAAGCCCTGGACGGAGCCGACGGCGAACGAGTCGAGGCCGGCGAGCATTTGGTCGACCGTTTCCCGCGATACCCAGAACGAGCCTTCCGGCTGGTCGTCGGGCCAGACAGGGCCGGCGTTCCACTTGCTCCAACTGTTCAAGGCGAGCAGGCCGTCACGCGGCGACCCGTTCTTTTTGTAGCGGACCGCGGCGAAGCAAAGACAGTGAGCCCAGCGCGTCGTGCTACGGCCTTCCGGAGAGGCCCATCCGCCGTCGTCGCGGCTGGACGAAAAGCCGCTCATCGAGCAGACGGCAATCGGGAACCCTGCCTCAATGGCGGCGGCCGCCTCGTCAAAGTTGCGGACTAGGGCGACGTGTTTGGCCGGATGCTTCTTCGCCACGGCGTCGAGCTTGCCGCCGTCGCCCTGGCCGCCGTTGCCGTAGTTGCCCCAGTTCTTCGCCCGCTGCGAGTCGTACTCGCGGAGGTCGTGGCCGCCGACCTCCTCGCGGAAGATGGTGCCCCAGTCTCGATACCAGCGGGCCGCGGCTGCGCCGTAGGAGCCATCGCTCCAGCCGCCGCCGCCCTCTGGTTTGTTGCGAGCCTCTACGCGGGACCCTCCATAGCAGCTCTCCGAACTGACGCGGAGCGGCGGCTCGGCCAGGCGGCCGGTCTCCCAGTCGACGCAAAGGGCGATATAGACGGCGTGCTCGCCCCATCCCATCGAGACACAGTCGCCGATCCCCTGCCGGATGCACTTCCACGGCTTCCCGTACCTGGCGGCGTGGGCCTTGTACATGGCCCGATACAGGAACGTATCGACGCCTTTCGCCTGGGCGATGGTCTCCGCCCCAGCGTCGCGGAAAAGGGGCTGCGGCAGCTCGGCGAGAAACTCGCGGACGCCTTCCGGGTCCGGCGTGTAGCCGAAGTCGGCCGTCATCCGCTGCCTGGGGCGGAGGCCGAGGTAGATCGCCGCGAGCACCAGGAGCCCGGCGGCCAGCCAGCGGAAAGCCTTGTCAGCGGGCAGCATCGGCGGCGGCCCTCGCGATCTCACGGTAGGCCGCGATCCACGCGGCCCGCTGCTCCGGTGACACCGGCCCGCCCGACTTGCCGAGCTTCTCGACGAGGTAGGCCTCGACGGCATCGCGGGCTCGCGGATGCTTCTCGCCCAGGCTCACGCCACGGCAGCGGAGTTGACGGGCTCGCGTGCGGAGCGTGTCAAAGTGGATGCCGGCCGTGTAGAAGGGCTCGGCCTGCATCGAGTCCCACTCGATCTCGCTGGCGATCTCTTCGCACAGGGCCGCCGTCGTCGCGGCGTCCTCCGAGGCCTCGGGGCCGACGAACTTCCCGCGGAGCTCGAGCTCGCCGCCGGGGGCGGGCGTCGGCTGCGGCGTCCGCTCGCCACGCCAGGCCGCCAGGCCCAGCACCAGGAGCACGCCAGCCAGCACGACGCGAATCATGGCTGGTCGCTCCCGGCCACCAGAGCGAGCGTCAGCGTGTCGATGGCCGCCCGCTGGTCGTCGCCAAGTTGCCGCGTCTGGAGCAGGCGAGCCCGCACGCGGGCCAGGTCGCCGATCGCCGACTGATAGGTCGGGGCCGCCGGCTTGCCTGGCTGGGCCACCAGGATCGACGCGCCGGCCTTCAGCATCCACGGCGAGAAGAGGAGAAGCAGGGCAGCACCAACGAGCAGGTAGGGAATCATGAGGCCCTCACGAGCGGAAGCAGCGTCTCGACGGCCCCGGATGCCAGGGCAAGCAGGAGCGAGCGGACGGCCGGCTTCACGAGGAGCCAGACCGGGAAGGCGTAGGCCGGGACCGCCTTGTCGGCGACCTGGTCGAAGAGCAAGGCCACAGCGGCCAGGACGGCCGCCTTCTTCTCTGGGCCTGGCAGCCTCGCCACGTCGACCCAGTCGATCGACAGGCGGAGGAGCGCGACGGCGAGCTCGCCGAACTCGGCCCAGGTGATCCCGTCGGCTGCGGCCACCTTGGCGGAGGCGATGAACGCCGTCACCTTCTCGGCCATCAATTCCGGCCACCCGGCGGCGGCGATCGGCGCGTCGGTGATGCTCATCGGCTCCGTCTCCAAATCTGGTCCGCCGGCACGACCCGCGACCGGCGGGCCTGGCAACAGACACACTCGAGGTACTGGACCTGTTGCGAGCCGGCTCGCCGTGACGAGTCGACCCGCATCCGGTCGCCGCATTTGCTGCACTTAGCGGGGGCGGGCATTGGCTCGCATCCTTGCGACGGCGGCCGCGGCGGCGGCCCGGGCTCCGACGAGCGTCGACACCTTCACGGCCCGCGGCTCCGCCGCTGCCGACGGAATCGTCTCTGGCGTGTCGTCGATCCAGATGTCG